CGTGTCGTGAAATGCACCGGGCTGGACCAGCCAGACGCGCCCAGCACGCTGCCAATGTGGCGGGCGCGGGCATAGTAGGTGGTCAGCCCGGCGGCCAGCACGCCCGCCGGCACAACGAGCTGGGTCAGGTTGGTCGTATCGCCGCTGTCCCAGGCGATGTCGGTGAAGAACTCAGAGGTGGAGAGCTGCCACCTGGTCGCCAGATGCGCGTCGGTGCCATTGGAGATTGCAAAAGCCGACGTCGTCAAGGTCGGCTGGGGTCCGACATTGGCGCTACCATTGGCCGGCGTCAGCAGCGAGGGAGCAACGACAATGGTGCTGGCCGTGGTGAAGCGCGCCGGCGGAGACCAGTCGGACCAGATCGTTTGACCGCCGAGGACACCTTTGTACCGGACCTGCCAATCATACACGGTGACGGTCGCCAGCAGCCCGGACGGTACCTGCACGGTGATGCTGGCCGCGACTTCGCCGCTGTCATAGATCGTCGTTCCGTCGGTACCCTTGACCAGGAACTGGCTGGCTGCGTGCGCGTACCCGTCCTGCGTGAAGAACGCATTACCCGTCAGCACAGGGGTCAGCAGCACGCCGCTGGTGCTGTTCGCCGGCGAGACGGCGATCGGCTGGCGGACAGGCTTGTTTTGCGATGCCAGCGCCGTCTGGACTTGCTTGGTGATGGCTGCAACGAGAGCGTTGGGATCGGTCGGGTCATAGGCGATCCCGGACTGCTCCGTGATCGCTGTGATCTGGCTCTGGACTTGGGCCAGCCGCAGAAGGGTCTGCGAGAGCGGCGAGCTGGCCATCGTCACAGTGATGCTGTTGGCCGGCATGTCAGACCAGGCCCACCCCAGCGTCATCAGCCACGGGTTCAGGACAGACCGGTACCCCAGGCTGGCCAGGGGGTCAGACCAGACCGAGAGCAGCGTCCCATGCTCGTCCAGGAATCCGACCTCGCTGATATAGAACTCATCAGCGGGCGCCGGTGCCTTCGGCACTTCGCCCATCACCAGGATCGATCCCGGGGCCGGATTGCCGCCGGCCACCACCGGGACACGTAGGCGCTCGGACACCAGGGCCGTGCGCTCCAGTGCCGTGACCGTCGGCAGACCGGTGGTGACGTCCCGGACAGCATATCGCCCGTCGCCGAGCGCGATCGCGGCGATGTGGGCGCTGAGACCCTGGCCATCTGCTGCCTGGATGGCAGCGCGGCCAGCGTCGGTCATGACGAGGAGCCAGTTCGCGGGAGCAGTCATTAGAGCCTCAGTCGGAATGCCAGCACGCCGTCGAGCGGTGCACTGATGTTGGTCGTCACAAAAACGGTGGAGCCGACGACCGTCTGGACCGTCAGCGTCTCAGTCCCTGCGATGAGCAGGTCCCCTGGCAGCAGGTCGAGCGGCGGCACCGAGAACTGGACCGTGGTCGTGCCGGCGACCGCGTCGCAGACCCCGACCGTCTTCACGTCGGTTTCAATCGGTGGACCAGCCAGGCGGTAGGTCTTGCCTTCGATGATGGCGACCAGTGTCCGCCCCCTCATCGTGATCTGCGCTTCCGGACAGCCCGACTTGCGGACAAAAAAGCTCTCGGCCACGGTCGTTTCCCCGTCGGAAAAAAGGCAGGAAAAGAATTCGGAGCAGGCCAGTGCCGCAGCCTGACCTATGTCGCTGTCCAGCTGCCGGCGGCCGGTGGCGGGACCGTCATGTCGCGCGGTGGGGACCGATGCGCCTACCTGGGCGGATTGCGTTTCGCCGGCGAGCGAGCGACCGCCAGTGACATCGCTGGCCAGGCTGGCGAAAGCCAGAGCGTCCAGCCCTGCGGCCGTGACAGCCTCCCCTGCCAAGAAGGAGCGCCCCGCCACCGATCCCGATTGCTGATGGGACTGCGTGCCCGCCAGCGCGGTGGCCAGCCACATGGCCTGGTCGAAGCCCTGCCGGCCGACCGCGTCGCCATCGGCCGGCGCATGAGCGACCAGATCCCCGGCAGCGGCGATACCCGTCTGGCCAGCGAACCCGGCACCGATCCGAAATCCTGTCATGTGGGCGCGCACCGGCGCTGTCGCCGCGACCGTCTGGGCGATGTTGCTTTGCACCTTGGCCGTGGCCGGCGCGCTAGTGACCCAGGACGTCAGGCCAAAGGTAAAGGGCTGTCCGGAGCCGCCGTCTTCCCACCATTCGACGATCTCTGATGTCAGCCCAAACGGCTCCAGAGCCCGCAGCAGTGCCGCTCGGGTGCCCTTCGTCCGATGCGTCTCGAATGACGCGGCAATCACCTGGCGCTTTGTCTCTTCGGCCCAATCGTCTTCCCACACTGGTACCGACATGGCCCAGGCCAGCCACGGCAAGAGAGGCACTGGGCACGTCCAGGGGTTCCAGAGCGTCTCGATCTGCACCGGTACGGTCAGCGCCGCGCCAACGACGTCGACCAAGGCCCGTTCCATGTCGGTTGCGTTCGGCGGCAGCAGAGCGGCTGTCATGCCACACCTACCGATATCGCTGTGCAGTGCGGATAGGCACCGATGCCAGTGGTCAAGGCTTCGGTCGGGCTATCCAGCCATACGCGGCGCACGCCTTCCTGGCGCAGGGCCGCGTGCAGACCATCGACCGTCACCAGCTCGCGGAAGCGCCGTTGGCGTGCCACGTAGGCTGTGGCCGCTGCGATGGCGGATTGCAGGACGACGCTGCCGTCTGGTCCGGGGCTCAGTTCCAGTCGTGCCGCCACAGCATAATCGACCCTGGTCCCGGCCAGCACTTCCAGCCGGTCGGTCAGCGGTCGCACATGATCCGCATTCAGCGCGGCCCTGACGACCGCCAGCAGCTGTGTCGATGGCACGCCGTCGCCAACCCGGGACAGCACATGGACCTGCACTGTCCCCGGCGCTGGACTGCTGACATCCACGTCCAGCACATCTGCCGAGGCGGACAGCGCGTGAAACCGGTATGCGCCGGCAGGCCCAGCCACCGACAGGCCTTCGAACGCCTGTTGCGCCCGCGTTCTCAGCCGCTCGTCATCCTCCATGACCGGGGGGCGTGGCGGAATGGCGGTCGGATCACCGGGATCCACGACGGCACGCACGACACCGAAGTTCGCTACGAGCTGGTCCAGCGCAGCGCCAACCGACAGGGCGAGCATATTGCCCATCGCCTGCTCGTTGATCTCCTGGCGCAGCAAGGCCGCCAGAAAGGCGCCGTTCTCAAGCACCTTGGTGGCGGGGCTCGAAGGGGACAAGCGGTCGGCTGCCGGCCACTTCTGCTTGAGATCGGCATGCATCTGTTCGAGCAGTGCTGCCGGATCCACTGTCAGTAGAGGTGGCGGGGGCAGCCGGGACAGGTCCACGGTCATAGCGGCACCTCTACCGAGGCCTGCTCCGAAGACGCTTTTTCTTCGTAAGTGACGCTAATGAGCGCCTTCCCCGTTGCCGATACGGTGACGCTGGCGGAGAGCATGCGGATCTCCGGCACCCACACGGCCAGCGCGTGGGCAACAGCCGCCACGACCTTCAGGCGGCCGGCCGGCGTCGCCGGCGTATCGACCAGGTCGAACAGGAAGCAACCATAGCGCCGGCGCAAGACGCGGGTGCCGATCGGCGTGGTGAGGACGTCGGTAATCGACTGGCGTCGAAGGGCGGCACCGTCAATCTGCTCACCAGTGAAGCGATCCATCCCGGCCATTCAGTCCCCCACCGTGAAGCGGCTCTCGCCCTGGGCGACCTTGCTGCCGCAGCTCACCGGGTCGCCCACGCGGCCGACCTGCCGGCCGCGCACCGTGAAGCGGCCGGCGCCGGCGGCCAGGGTGCCGGTGTGGGTGTTTGAGCCGCACTTATGCGGCCCCCAGCCATGGCCCTGGAGATGGATGGGGCGACCGCCCACGGTGAAACGATCCTCCCCTTCGGTGGAGGGGCGAGGCGGCCAGCATGTGTGCCCGGTGCAGAGATCGCCTTTGAGGGTGACGGCTGGCATCAGCCACCTCCCAGCGCACGGATGGCGCTGCCGTCGAGATACAGCTCTCCGCCGGCATTGATGCGGATCTCGCCGGCGGCCTTCAGCAGCATGTCTGCGCCGGCGTCGAGCGTGATGCTGTTGGCCGCCTTCAGGGCGACGTGGCCATCTGTCTCGATCGTGATATCGCCCGTGACTTTGATAAGCAGGCGGCCGGGGGTCTCTACCTCCAGCAGCTGCTGGCCAGAGTGGTAGGACGCGCGGGTGCCATCGTCCCACTGGATTACGTCCAGCTCGGGATCGTCACTCGCCGCCGGCAGTGCATCCGTATGCAGGGTCTGGACGATGACGGCATTGGCGAGATCGCCGGACGGCGAGAGCAGCAGGACCTGGGTGCCGACCCGCACCGGGCTAGCACCCCGCCAGTTGCGACCGATCAGCCCCGGCGCCTTCAGCCAGGCTGATTCAATCTCGCCCTTACTGACACGGCAGCCCAGCGCCGGGTCGACCGCTGTGACGGTCCCGACCAACGCCATCGCGTTCAGCATGCGGTAAATTTCGGCCAGCTGGATCATGCTGGCACCATGCGGCGGGGGGTCTGTTCATGGGGAGGCCGGGTCCCGTGTATGAGGCTCAAACACGGGTGAAGGCGCGGCCGATCTCGGTCAGGATCATGTCGCGCACCCAATCCATGTCGGCGCCCGTCAAGCCGATCAGGGGCCGTTCCGGGTAGCGGACGCGGATCGTCTGGTCCGCATCGACAAAGTCGAAATCGCCCTCATGATGGACCAGCGCAATGCGCGCGGCCGCCGCTGTCCAGCCTACCTCTGTCCCGTCAGGGCTGCTGGTCGTCAGCAGCCGGCGGTCGTCTCGCAGCTTGATCATCATCTTCGCGCTGGATCTGACCTGCCGCGCCTGGTCACGCGCCCTGGGCTGCCACGGCTGACCATCGGGATCCGTCTGGGCTGTCATCCGCTGTCGGGTCCGCTTGCGCATCTCCCGGCCGATCTTGCCGAATAGCCGTCGGCGGGCCGCCGGCTCCATCACGGCCAGCGCGTCGGTAACCCAGCGCTCCAGGCGCAGGAGATCAGCTGCTGCCGTAGCCACCGAACAGGCCCTGCAAGTGGACGTTGGGATGGGGTTGGGCGACCAGCTGGGTGCCGCCGGCGACCTGCTCGACTCTGATCACATCGGTCAGCTCGATCTCGACGGACAGGTCCGCCTTCTGGTGGTCGATGATATCCACCTGAAACTTGATCGCATCGGGACTGGAGCCCGGCTGGTGTTCTTGCAACCAGCAGGTGAGAATATACAAGAAGGCGGTCGCGTCCCCGCTGAAATCAGTGATGATCACGCTGGCCAGGTAGGAGATCGCGAACCCCCGGTTCTCATACGGTCGGCCAGCGTGCGACGTCACCCGACCCTTGCGCGTGAAGGTCAGGAGCTTGTCCGCCTGAATCTGGAGCGGGCATTCCAGCAGGTGCTGGCGCAGATCGTGGAGCTTCTTCATAGGACCTCACAGGCCTGGCCGGGTGGAACCGACCAGGCCTTTGGCAGGATCAGGGCGTCGCGCCCTTGTTCTTCTCCTTCAGCACCATGGCGGCCATGGCGAAGAAGGCACTGCCCAGGGCGACGACACCCTGCGTCGTGATGGGGCCAGTACCCAGCCCGGCCAGGGTGCCCACCATGTTCACGACCGCCTGGGTAGCGTCCGGCGACAGGCCGAAGATGCCCAGCAGAACGCCGAGACCGGCATGGGTTGAGGGTTCGGCGACACGTTGGGTGAGTGCTTTCAAGAACTTCATCGGGGTCACCTTTGCTCCCGTGGCCGGAATGCGTCCGGCACGCATCGCGGGGGGAGGCCCCGGATCAGATCTGGACGCGGTGGGCGAACCAGCCGAAAACGAAGCCCTCGTCCGTCTCCCTGCGCTTGACCAGGCCCAAGTAGAAGGCACCCTGGAGGGCATTCAGCGCCCGCAGCATCACGGTCTCCCCTTCAGCGCCCCGGTGCCGGAGGAAGCTCGCCAGGGCTTGGATTGACTTGCTGCCCATGACGCCGTCTACGGTCAGGTCGGGGTAGAGCTTGCCCTGGAGATTGAAGGCCGACAAAGCCTCCTGCAGGAACCTGACAGCGGGTGCCGGACCCAGATTGACCGCCGTGTCGGCAACCTCAGCCGCAATCGCCACGCTGAGGCGGGCCACCTCGTCCAGGCGCAGCGCGTCCCAGAATGATCGGCGGTAGATCGCCTCGGCAGTCTGTCGGGGCAGGTCTTTCATGGCGCCCGTGTAGCCATGGGCGCGGGCCACAGCGACGGTGATACCGAAATTGGTCTCGCCGCCGGCGTCATTCGGGTCGTTCACGTATCCGCCTTCACGGTTGATAATTTCGTTGATCGTCCGCTCACGCAGGGCATCGATCTGCTGCATGTGGGGCCTCTTCAGGTCTGAGGGTGACGGAGGGCGGCATCGAGCTTGTCCTCCATCCTCTCCATCCATCGATCCAGCCGCCCTTCCAGGGCCTGGAACTGCGAGGCCGACACCGTCTCAACCCGTAGGGTCTTCTCCATGACGACAAGTTCGGCACGCAGGTTCTTCTCCATCGCATGGCGAGCGTCGCGATGGTCGCGATCAAGCTGATCGACCTGGCGCTGGAGCTTGTAGGCCCAGCCCAGCGTGGGGAGAATAATGACGGAAAGGATGGCCAGGCCGGCGGAGATGAGTTCCATGGGGTCACCAAAGAGTGACCGTCGGCGTGACAGAACGTTGCGTCGCCGGCGGCAGATTGATGGGGGTGCCGATGGGCAGGATTGCCCCCAGGCGGGCCAGGCCGGGGTTGGCCGACAGGATCGCGGCGACCATATCGGTCGTGCCGTACTCCCGATCGGCAATCAGGTCGACGGTGTCGCCCTGCTGTGCGTAGACCTTGCGCATCAGATCAGCTCCACAGTCGTGCGCGGCCGGTCCAGCAGCGCGGCCTCGGCCTCTGCTGCCAGCTGCCGCCACACGTCGGCGGTCGGCTCCAGCGCATCTGCGCGTGCGTGACCGTCCTTCGTGCTGTCATAGTCGCGTACCGTGCCCAGATGCTCGGCGCGCACCGTGTGATAAATCAGATGTCGGTAAAGGGTGACCCGCGCCGATTGGCCGTCGATGATCTCCGCCGGCACATGCGCCAGCGACGCCGCCGCCTGTGCCACGCGCCAGCTGGCCAACCGATGGTTGACCTTGATTGCGGCCGCTGTCAGGGCAGCGCCAACACGGTCTAGCGAGTATTCATCGCCCAGGCCTGTCACGGATCGGCATTCGGCCACCGATAAGGATGGCCACCAGCTGCCCGCCTGGATCTGGCGATCTTCGACCTGGCGGCCGCCGTGGGGGATGAAACTGCTCATTGCGGCTCCAAAGAGCCGGTGACGGCAAGGTCAGAGATAGCAGGCCGACCCGCTTTCTTTCCCAGCCGTCACCGCTCTCCCGGGGGGGGGCTCTTAGCTGGCGCCGTCGGCGCCCGCATCCTGCTGCTCGGTCGG